CGATGATTCCTTCGCGTGAAGCCGACTTGAGCAGTTTGAACTGGTTGATGAGTTGACCCCAAGTGGTGCCGCTTTCGGAAAGCGAAAGAGCGGTTTTTGTGGCCGCATCCATGTTTCCATCCCTGATCTGACGACCAATGATTTCCAATCCTGAGATCGTTCTCGTGTTGGACTTTTCGTTTGTAAGATCAGCAACCAACTGGTCGTTGGTCATGGTTGAAGCTGTTTCAACCGCAGAGGCGACATTCTGTTGCCGATACGAAGACCTTGGAGATTTTGCGACCGCTTCACGGATGACAGGAGGGACTCCGGGTGCGGCAGCAACACGTTCCGAAAACGCACGAGCCTCCATCTTTGGTGGAACTTGAACCGGAGATGGTCGGCTGATCGTGCCGGTCAGTTGCTTCGAGAACTCTGCTTCATCGAACTTGTCCCTAAAGTTTTCCCGGGCATATCGGAGTCCAGCAGCAACGCCATCAGCGACGCTTCCGCCGGCCCTGATGACTGCTTGGGCCACCGACAACGCGCCGTTCCAAGCTGCCCCCATGAGTTGAGGGAACGGGTTGGCTCCGAGGCCTGGTTCGACCTGTGTACGAAGACCTTCAAGTTGTTGTGCGATCCCTTCTGCTTTCTGGCGGAACTTTCCTTGGGTCTCTTCAACAGCCTTGTTCCAGACCTCGTTGAAGATGGTTTGCTCAGCGACAGGTAGGCCAGCTTCCTTGCGCCCGAAACCGATGGCTTCTTCCACCTTCTTTCGAGTGAGTCGGACGGGCTCGCCTTGAGCGGCACCGGATTCAAGGGTCTCCGCGACGGCCTCGGCAGCAAGACGCTTGTCGCGTTGAGCAAGAGCGCGAGTGAGCTTCTGCTCGACGGTTTCGAGGGGTGTGGATGTGCGAGCGGCGGCTTCCTGTTCAGCAGCAAGACGCTGTTCACGGGATCGAAGGCGTTCTGCGAGGATATCCTCAACAGACCTCAGAGGAGTTCCTTCTGGCGCAATAGGAACCTCTGCTTCACGAGGAGGAAGCATTCCTCCCTCGCGGGGGGAAGCGCGTTCCGCGAAAAACTCAGGAGCAACAAGTGGCCTGCTGATAGGCTCAGCGACAGGGGTTTCTGGAATCACCTCTCCACGCATCAGTTCTTCTGCGGTGAAATCCCTCCTACGGATTGCCTCTCGAACAGCGGCTGCGCGTTCTCGGAATGCTTGACGTTCGGCGGCACGTTGAGCTTGAACGGTTGCTGATGTACGCAACGGTGTTCCAGACCTTATTGCTTCACGCTCAAGTTCTGCTTGTTGTTCGGCAGCAATACGCTCGTCACGAGCGCGTATCTGTTCGGCAATAATTTCGTCAACCGTTCGTATGGGTGTTCCTTCTGGAACTGGAGCTGCCTCCGGCTCACGCATCGGAAGCATTCCTCCTTCACGAGGGGCAGCGCGTTGAGATTCCAGTTCTGGAACGATCAGTGGCCTACTGACGGGTTCTGGAACAAGAACTTCTGGAGTGACTTCTCCACGCATCAGTTCCTCGGCTGTGAACTCGCGTCTTCCAAGAGCTTTACGAATAGCGGCAGAACGCTCACGAAGTGCCTGACGCTCAGCAGCACGTTGAGCTTGGACTTCCTCTGCGGTTCTTAGGGGTGTGCCAGCTCGTGCGGCTTCACGCTCCAAAGCTGCTTGTTCCTGTGCGGCGATCCGCTCATCACGAGCGCGAAGGCGTTCCACGAGGATCTGCTCTTGGGTTCGAAGAGTTTCCGGTACCTCTGGCTCGACGACTTCTCGTGCCGGAAGTCGGCCACCTTCTGGTGCAACACGAGGGCCTTCTCCAATCGGTTCTTTGCGATAGATGAAAGGATCGTCTGGGTTCATCCCAGCGATCAGTTCTCGGAACTGAGTCCTGAGGTTCTCAACCGGAACGATGCGGTCCATCTGATCGATGAGTCCGCTGACCTTGTTGATCGCTTCCCCAACCGTTTGCTTCTGTGATGCGAGGTTCTCAAGTACATCGGCTTGAGTGACGCCTTTGCGACCACGCATGCCGATGGTTCGCGCTGCCTGCGCTCCAAGTCCTGCGGCAAAGAGTGTTCCGAGTGTGGCTTCAAACGAAGCGCGGAGCTTGTCCTCTGCCGTAGCATTCGGATCAGCGATGGTCTGCATCGCAATGCCAGCAGACTCAGCGGCTCCGCGAGTCATTTCTGGGGCAAGAGCAGCGGGAATGGCTTCACCGATCTGAGTGGTGGCGCGAGCGGTTTCTGCGGCTCTGCGAAGATCGGCAATCTGAGCAGCGCGGGCGGCAGATGGTGCGACGCCTTCTGCGAACTCGCCGGCGGTTGCGGCGAGGCTTGGGATGCGAGCAGCCTGACGAGCGGCCCCGGCAACGCCGAGGGTCATCAGGTTCATCGGGGAAAGAAGATCGGCGGCAAGTTGTCCCGCAACTTCTCCTGCTGGTTTTGTTACGGCCTCTGGAAGAGCGCGAACCCCGGGAGAAACAATTCTTGCGATATCGGCGGCTCTCGAACCAATGGAAGCTGCTCGTTCACGAGCCTCTGGAGATGCAGACAGGAGGGCCATGATGCCTTCCTTCTCGATGCGCGATGCGCTTTCGAGCATCCCCGGCTGCGGCTCTCTTCCTGCGATCTGCTGGATGGTTCTGCCTACCGTTGCGATGTCCTGAGGCATGGGGGTACCTGCTCGGAACGGAGCGGCAAGACGCATGAACGCAGGAGCCACATCCTTGGCCTGCTCCAGAAGACTTGGAGGAGCTTGGAGAACTGGGGCTTCTGGGTACTTCTGTCGGCCAGCAAAAGCGAAGGCCCGCTCGACATCCTGCTGTGTCGGGGGCCTGTCGCCTTCTAGCTCAAGAGTTACTCCGGTGGCGTCCTGAGTGACCTCGTAGATAGGCATAAAATTACATCTTTGGTCTCACCGTGTATCCCGGGATATCGGTCTTGCGCTTTTGATCTTCTGGTTTTGGAACTCCGGGTGCAGGAGCATTTCCAAAAGCAGCTCCCTGATTTGCTCCGAATGCAGATTGAAGTTGTTTGATGGCCTCCATCTGTTTTTCGATTGGAGTGCCAGCTTTGAATGAAATGCTCGGAACCATTTGTCCGGTCGTTTCATCGAAAGAAAATCTAGTGGTGAACAGAGATTCTTCCGTACCAGCATTCTCAATCATTTTTCCAATCTGCGGATACGTCTTTCGGATTTCTTGGATCTGCTCTGGGCTTCCACCGATGGTTCCGACTCCGGGGATATTGAACTGCATGTAACCAGACCTCTTTCGCTCAGCCTCCTTTTGCATCTCCTCCTTGGTTTTCTGCTGATTGTACATGAACCGAAGAGTGTCGATGTCAGGCTCTCCAAGTTGAACCTTTTGAGCAGCCAAGTATCCCGCCATTTCTGGGCGTTTTTCTTCAAGACTGGCTCTTGCGGTTTCCATTCCAAGTTGTTCCGCAGGCTCAAAAGGCCCCATGGTGTCGCGTCCAGCGTACACATTGGCTTGGCCGCGAGCTTCAGCAGTACGCGCCCTCGTAGCGGCCAACCTCTGAGCCTCTTCTACTTGAAGCTGCCTCTTGAGCATCTCGTCCTGCTGGGCTTTCATCCGCTCCATCATCCGCTCTTCCTGCAACGCAGCGAGGTTCTCCTCCAGCAGTGCGCGACGAGCCTGACGTTGCTGCCGGATCTGCTCGTTGGTGCCGGTGAACTCTCCGGCGATTCCGCCGGTCAGCATGGACAAGCCCTTGAGCAACGGGTTCACCCGCTGATTGGCCTGCTTCCTAAGTTCTTCTCTGATTTCTTCTGTGGTAGCCATTTACTTCATCCTTTCAAACATCCGTTGCTCATCGAGAAGCGACTGCTTGGCGTAGCGAGGTCCGAGGCTACGCATGGCTGCTTCGAGGATCAGCTCTGGATCGTAGTTGATGTCTCGGAATAGACCGGGCGCGAGTCTCTCGACTGCGCGGCGCATTGGAAGCTGGATGTCGACCGGCTTGAGCGCGGGGATCAGTCGTCCTGGTTGCCTGTTGATAGGCGTGGAAGGAGCCGGCTCGGTGAACTGGAAGTTGATCTCTGGAACCGGCTCGTACTTGATCGGATCAATGATGACGCGAGCGGGGACGTATTCGCTTACTTCCTTTGGCGTTTCTGTGCCTGGAGTGACTGGGGTGGTGGGAGTCTGAGTTCCAAGAATCTCCTCAATCTGTTTCGGGGTGAGCTGCTCGACTCTGATGTCAGGCGCACCTCCTCCGATTCCAGATACAGGAGCTGGAGTTATGGTTTCTTTGTCTTCCTTGCCAACCCCAATGACGTTGTACCGTTCTTCTGTTGCTGGATCGAGAGTGGTTCCAATGTTTGCGGCAACAATCGGTTTTGTCTGATAGTCCGCGAAAACAGGAGCAGAAGTTGTCTCAGGCTCAGGCTCAGGCTCAGGAGCCGGCGTTGGCTCAACCCTGACAGCCGCCGGCGCGGCGAAGGACATCGGATTGGCGAGCGAAGGCGTGGGTGCTGGTGCCTGCGGCTGAGGAAGCGTCGCCAAGCCAGCATTGAGCATTGGCGTCATGTCGATCCTCACCGGAGTGGGAGCGGCATAGGAAGCTCTCGGAGGAGCCGATGCCGGCGTGACAGCCTGCGGAGGCTGATAAGTGCCGAGGACTGGAGGAGCAGAGAAATCGAGGCGTGGAGGAGTTGGAGCGGCGTAGGCGATGCGCTCCAGATCGTTGATCACCGGCCCCTGATCCTGAGGAGGCTGCAACGTGGCCAACCCCGTGGACAGATCGATGGGGTATCGACCAAGCACTTCCGCGCTCGGGTCGAATGCAAGCTCAGATGGCTCTCCACCCTCGGGAAACAAGAAGATGCTCTTCAGCGTTTCTGCCATAGATCAACCCCCGTAGGGACTGTTGAATCCTCGATAAGCGGTTCCAAGGTTTGAAATTCCTCCGGTGATTCCTTGGAAGACGGCCAATGGAGAACTCGCAAGCGATGCTTGCAAAGCGTTTTGAGCATTTTGCAATGCGAAGTTTGATCCGATTTGCATGAGCTGACCCGGACCAGCTTGCTGCGTTCCTTGGATGAGTTGAGGAGTGGAAAACGGAGATGCGCCTTGTTGTAGGCCACCAAGCTGAGCGGCCTGCGAAACGATGGGCTGGAGACCGAGAGCAGACTGGATGTTGGCGATGTTCTGCTGCTGAGTTCCCTGACGCTGCTGTTGCGAAGCCATCTGGCCCGCGAAGGTCTGCTGCTGGGCGGTATTCCGTTGGCCAGTAGCGGTGAGGATGTTCTGGAAGGCTTCTTGCGCCTGGCGATTGGCGACGTCGCTGGTGGTCTGACCGGACTGGAGCAAGCTCATGGCCTGAGCCCGGCGTTGAATGTCGGCATTGGCGATGGCCTCGCTGACGGCGCGAGCCTCACGGAACGCCTGAGGATCGCTCAGGGCAGCTCCGGTGGCGGTTCCACGAGCGCGGACAGCCTGCTGAGCGGCTCGCAGGAGCGTGGGATCCACGGTTCCGGCCTGAGCCAGACCAGCGGAAATCTGACGCTCAAGATTGGAGCGCATCCTCTGAGCTTCTCCGACATCCTGAGGCTGAGGAATCCTCTCGGTTCCCACCTGCTCGTATCGAGGGGCTTCGATCTGATCCTCTGCGATAGGGCGTTGGCGAATGTCCTTGAGGAACGCCTCGTAGAGTCCGTACCTGGTGGGATCAAGAGCTTCAAGCTCTGCTCGGCGTTGCCGAGCGAATCCAACGCCATATTTGGTTGCCGCCTCAAGCTGAGCTGCGGCCTGCTCTGGAGCAAGAGCCGCCAACGCACGAGCTGTTTCTCGGGTAACATCAATGTCTGAGATGCCTTTGAAATCGGCCTTCCTAGTACCAATTTCTTTCCCTTCTTTGTCAAAGATAGGGTATTCAATATTTGCCCCTGTTCTGGAAGCCGCCTCGATCATCCGAATTATCGGAAAAGTCTGCGCCTGCGCCATAACCGCTTCTCGGTTAGCAGCACCAAGATCGGTTTTAGGTGCGCTAGGAAAACACATTTGAGGTTCACCCCATGGAATTACAGGGTATTCTTTTTCCCAGTCACGTTTAGCAAACAGCATTACGCTGTGAGCCAGAACACTAGCTATGTTGATTTCAATATTCATACCCCTCCTTCAAACAATTCGGTTTTCCAAAACAGCTTACAACCAAGTTTTTTCATGTATGTGCTGTAAGGGCTGCTTTCGTTGCATGCTATCAAGTATTTTGGAAAACCTTTTGTTTCCATGATTGAGTCGCACACCATTTTTAGATGAACACTGTCTCTTGCCGAAACCAGCTTACTGTGGTTCCAAGCTATTAGCATCGGTATGTTTGCAACAGATGCAGCACCAACAATTACGTTGTCCTTTTCAACCAAATGTGTCGGATAAAACAGCTCATGGTTGTCTTGCCTCGCGGATTCAATAACACGATTGTGTTCATCCGGTGTTCTTATCAATCTAACATTTGGAAACATGCTCATTGCTGCGGCCTGATGGAATCTACGAAACCCGAAAGGATCGTGGACTGCAAGCACATCCTGCCACCGGAGTTGGTGTTCACCTTGAACTGGATGGTGTTCCAGCGACCTTTGCTGATGAGGTTGTAGGCTTTGAGGAACTTCTGGCTGTTGGTAATGCTCAGGGCTGAATCGATTGCCGAGAAGCTGCCGCTCATGTTGGTGGCGTAGGAGACGCTCACCGGGACGTTCTGAGTGGTGTACGGGTTGTCGAACGCGAGCTGGATGCTGTAGCCGATCTTGTCCGGAATCGGCTCGTTGAGGTTGTACGCCTTGGTGATGACCGATGATTCGTAGGTGGCACCGCCGTCGAGGTATGCGGATGCCGGAACCGGATTGATTCGGGTATTTGGCAGGTAGTCGTTGAACGACCACACCTGCCCGGATGCGGCTGACACAGAAACGATGTCCCCGGCGAACATGAGGACCGGTCCGAGATCCGAGAAGGATGTCGGGATGAAATCGTTCACGATCCAGTTGTCCCAGTAACCGAGCCAAGAGCGGGCCAACGAGTGGTAGACGATGACGGCGTTGTTCTCGTTGAGTGCGCCTTCGAGTGCGATGTCCACGGAGTTCTCCGTGAGCAGCGAATACTCTGTTTCTGTTCCTAGGATGTACGAGTCCTCGGTGACGAATGGGACCGCGAGCAGGTAGCGGTTGTTCCAGAAAACGCCATCGCAGAGATCGAGCTTGGTCTTGTTGATCTTGCTGATGAGGTCGTTGATGGGCGATGAGAGCGCGAGGCCGACGCTTGTCTGGGTGCCTGCCTGGATCTGTGCGAGCGAGCGGATTCCGTCACGCGACAGGAAGAAGACATCGGGGCCGACTGCGGCGATGGATCGGTGGGATGAGCATCCGATGTTTCCGCTGACGAGTGTGACCTGCCAATCTGCCGGGTCTTGAGTTGGATCGGCATCGACGGTCCAGATGGATCGTTCCTTGAAGACGAGGAGCCTGCTTCCGAACCAAGAGTAGAGTCCACGGATTGGATCTCCGTCTCCCCCGATTCTGATGGATCCGAGTGGATCCCATGATTCTCCGTCTAGGATGTCGGAGAAGTAGAGCGTGTCGGGCGGCTTGGTTGTGTCTGCGCTTGCTGCCCAGATCCTGTTGGTATGTGAGACGAGGTAGATCGGCTTGGACGGAGGCGTGAGCGAGACATAGGCAACGGCGTGGGCTCCACCTCCTCCGGATATGTTCACGGTCGGAGCTGTGACGTATCCGCTTCCAGGGTCGATGATGTTGATGGCGACGAGATTACCGTCGTTTGCAACGATGGCTTCAGCCGTTGCGGTTGTCCCGCTTGGTGGGGCCGAGATGGTGACGCTTGGAACCGATGAAAGGTTGCTGCCTTGGTTGATGACATCGATCCTGCTGATCTTACCGGCTGTGATCGAGGTGTTGGTGTTGCTGCTGCTGACGTACTTCAGAGATCCGATTCCATCGGAATAGAACAGCTTGTCGTTGAGCTGCGCGAAGTAGACGTAGGTTGCAGATGAGCTGAGCGTCGAACCCGCGATCTGTGAGTAGACAGTTGTGGGAGATCCGTAGTAGAGGCTCTTGGTAGATGTGTCATTGACCGCAATGACCATTCGCTCCGATGCCGCTGTGTCGAAGTAGAATCCCGAGAAGACGGTGGCGTTGATGGGAAGGTTGGATCCGTAGCTGGACGTGATTGCTTCCCAGTTATCGATGATGTTCTCCCAGGTTCCGCTGACCGGATTTCCGGTGAGCGAAACGGTCCCGAGCCTGCTGACGACGTTCCCGAAGTCGTCATAGTCCATGTTGATGGCCGACTCCATGCTGGTGGCGGGGATGGCATCCGGTCGAGTGGCCGAAATGACGCCGGTGCTGAACCCGCTCGTTCCGTCGATGAGGAGCTGATCGTCAAGAGACTCTGATGCTTGGAATGGCATTACAGGATGTCTTGGAAGGTGTAATCGTAGAGGCTGTCAGGGATGATGCGGCTGATCTGCTGTTGTTGGCCGCGCTCCATGTCTTTCATGATGGATACCTGAGCGGCTCCTTCTTGGAACTTTGCCTGCGCCTTTGCGTACTGGCGCGAGTATTCGAGGAGATCGCCTTCGGTGTAGGCCAGCAGTGCGTTCTCGGCGCCGCGCAACTCGAAGTCGCTGTCGTTGGAGATGGCGGTTGCTTCACCAAACTGGCGCATCTGGGACTGCTTCTTCCCGAGGATGAAGAGTGTGCCGTCGGTGTTGGGTGTCGGGACGAGCTTGATGCGCGGGACGCCGGCCTCGCCGTAGGATGCGCCGATGATGCGGGTCCAGTTGACGAAGTTGCCCGGCGTGGACTTACGGGAATCGACGTTGTTCCAGGTGTTGGGATCGAGCTGGAAGAACGAGACCCATTCTGCGGCTGGGACTTCGATGCCATCGGTTTCTCCGTTGACCGTGAACCGTGCGGCGACTGGGAAGTCGAGGAACATGTTGTACCCCGACCCTGAGTTGTAGGTGGCGGTGACGGTCTGGTCGAGGGTGACGAGTTCGGTGCCGTTGGTGACCGAGGTGGAGATGACGCCGAGGGTATCGTTCCAGAGGCACGAGTCCCAGATCATCGAGTAGCGACGGATGCAGAACTTGTTGGCCAACGAGATGGTGGCCGAGTCCGTGAACGAGAGCTTGTCGCAAGCCGCTTGGGCTACTTCAGAAGGTTTCATGCGTACTCGATCAGTTCAAAGTGGACCTTGGCTTGGAATGTGGTTGATCCGTTGTTCCCGAAATACGAAGCCGCAGGATTTGCGGCAACCGTTACAAACTGCCCAAGATTTGAAGTGAAAAAAACGCGGAACGTATGGCTTGATAAAGAAGATGTGAAAACGGCTTGAGCATGAACCGTTGATTGGTACGCATTTCCGCAATAAGAAGATCCTACTCCAATGTAATTTGCTGCGGCATACGGGCTTTCAGCGATTCCAGCATAGCAATATGAATCATTTGCCGGTTGAAGAGGAATCGAAACCCTGATGATGCACTTGTTGCCGATTGTTTTCGGAGTCCATGTGTATTCCCACGCAGTTGTTGACCCGCTCACCTGCACGGCGGAACCTATGCCAGCAGTAACAAGTGTTGCCTGTCCAGAAGTGGATGTTTTTACGATATCCTCTGAGTATGCGAACTTGACCGACATCAAGGATCCGATTGTCGCAGTCTTTACCGCATTTGAAGCGGCTGAATCCCTGATGATTACGGTGTCGGCTTCAATGGGAGTTGTCTTCGACGACAGGTTGTTGATGGCAACTGTGCCTGCCGTAACTGTTAGGGAATCTCCGGATGCATTGCCAATGGTTGTGTTTCCATTGACTGCGAGGTCTCCGGAGAGGGTTGTGTTGCCGGCGACATCAAGAGTGCCGGCCACGTTGGTGTTTCCGCTGGCGGCGGCGACCGTGAGTTTTGCGGATCCAACCTCGAAGTTGCCGGCCGAATTGAGCGTTCCACCGACAACCGTGTTACCGCTTGCGGCAGCGACGGTGAATTGGGTGCTGTTGACCGCGAAGTCCCCGGTCACTCCGAGCGTGGTTCCAACCGCGGCAGCACCGCTGGTGGAGAGGCTGGAAAGGCTGGTGGCTCCGGTGACTCCAAGAGTGCCTGCGACCGATGTGTTCCCGCTGGAGGCGGCGACATTGAACTTGTTGGTATTGACCGCGAAGTCGCCGGTGGATGACAGGGTGCCTGGTACGGACAGATTGCCCGTGAGCGTGGTGTTCCCGGTGACGTTGAGGTTTCCGCCGATGGTCGCGTTGCCGCTGGTCGTGAGCGACGAAAGGTTGGTCGCTCCGGTGACCGCCAGGGTTCCGGTGCTGGCCACTCCTGCGGATGAAATCTGGAGCGCGGAATCGTTTCCGCCGCCATCGCTGATGGTTCGAAGAGACGCAGTAAGAACTGCGTTATCCGTGGTCTTGAGGAGCGCGGTGTAGGTCGATGCGACCGTGCTGCCTGTGAGTGGTGTTCCCATATTATGACCTCAATCTGTTCCTGTAAGTGGACCGAATCCTCCACTGGTCCCTGTAATTGCCAACGACATTCTTCGCATCTGCCACGATGGGTGTCGTCTGGCTGGCCGCGATGACTGCTGCGGCAAGATTTTCCGGGGACAAAGTCGTGTAAGGTGTGATGTCGCCGGCCAATACTCCGATGGCGGTTGTCGATCCGGTGTCCGTGAACAGCACGGAGGATGATCCCGACAAGTCGATGATTGCGCCGAGAGTATCTGGTCCGACAGTGAATGTTGCCGTCGTGGATCCCGTGGCGTTCAGAGCGCCTGGAAGCGTGGCCGGACCTACCGTGAAGGTGATGGTTGAGCTTCCGATTGCCGACGAGATGAGTTCCAGCAGGGATGGACCGACTGTGAACGTGATCGTCGAAGCGCCTGCTGCATCTCGTCCTCCTGCGAGGTTGAGCGGATTTACGGCGAAGCTGGCCCCGACGTAGGTGTACGCCGACATGGCTCCCGATTGATACGGGAGGTTCCATGAGCTTGGGGCTAGGTGA